TTATCTTAAAGATAGTAAATACTCAACTACTTAACGAATAGAAATTTTATTATAAGGAAAGAGGACATTATGAACGCATCTAAAGAAATTCTTATTACCAAAAGAGATGGAAGGAAAGAGAAACTAAATTTAGATAAGATTCATTTTGTTGTAGAAGAAGCATGTGACGACCTAACAGGAGTATCAGCATCACAAATAGAAATGAATGCGGACTTGCAGTTCTACGATGGAATGACAACTGACGAGATCCAAAACATTTTGATTCGCAGTGCAAACGATCTTATCTCATTAGAGTCACCAAATTATCAGTTCGCGGCGGCACGATTGTTGTTGTACGGACTACACAAACAAGTTTATGGTCGTTATGATCACGTAACTCTTTCCGAGATTATTGATAAGAATATCGAACGTGGTGTATATGATCCTGCTATTCGTGAAAAGTATACAGAAACAGAATTAAAAAAATTAAACACATTTATCAAACATGATCGTAACGAAGACTTTACATATGCTGGTCTTCGCCAGGTAGTAGACAAATACTTGTGTCAAGACAGAAGTAGTGGACAGATTTATGAAACTCCACAGTTTATGTACATGATGATTGCGGCTACATTGTTTGCTGAATATCCAAAGGAGACACGTTTACAATACGTGAAAAAATATTATGACGCGACCTCACTTTTTAAAGTCAACATTCCAACACCAGTCATGGCCGGAGTCCGTACTCCTATTAGGCAGTTTGCTAGTTGTGTTCTTGTTGATGTCGACGATACTCTTCCTAGCATTTTTAGTTCTAATTCCGCTATCGGTTATTACATTGCTCAGCGAGCAGGCATTGGTATCAATGCGGGCCGTATACGTGCGATTAACTCGAAAATCAGGGGCGGAGAAGTAGCACACACAGGTGTTGTCCCATTTCTTAAAGTTTACGAAGCAACAGTAAGAAGTTGTACACAAAACGGTGTGCGTGGTGGCAGTGCTACTACCCACTTCCCATTATGGCACTATGAAATTGAAGATATTCTTGTGCTAAAAAATAACAAAGGTACAGAAGACAACAGAGTACGTAAGTTGGACTATTCAATTCAACTTAACAAAGTGATGTATGAAAGACTATTGTCCGGTGGAGAAATAACTCTATTCTCGCCACATGATGTCCCAGGACTATACGAGGCATTCTATAGTGATCAAGAAAAATTTAAAGAACTATACGAACAATACGAACGCAAAACATCTATTCGTAAAAAGAAAATTGATGCACAAGAATTATTCACAGCACTATTAAAAGAACGTGCTGAAACAGGACGTATCTATATTATGAACGTGGATCACTGTAACAATCACAGTTCATTTAAAGATCCTGTTTACATGAGCAACTTGTGTCAAGAAATTACGTTACCTACCAAACCAATTCAGCACATTGATGACGACAATGGTGAAATTGCATTATGTATTCTTAGTGCAATCAACGTGGGTGCATTAACACTTAACAAAGAAAATTCAGAACTTGAAGAACTGTGTGACTTGTCCGTTCGAGCATTAGAGGAAATTATTGAATATCAAGGATATCCTGTTAAAGCGGCAGAGAAATCTACCAAGGCTCGACGCTCATTAGGTATTGGCTATATTGGCCTAGCACATTATCTAGCCAAGCACAAAGTCAAGTATGCCGATAAAGAAGCATGGAAACTTGTTCACGACCTAACTGAAAGTTTCCAATACTATCTGTTAAAAGCAAGTAATACACTAGCACAAGAAAGAGGTGCTTGTGAATACTTCAATAGGACTAAGTACAGCGATGGAATTTTACCTATTGATACATACAAAACAGATGTTGACGACATTGTTGGAAAGAAATTAAATCATGATTGGACTAGTCTTAGAAAGAGCATTAAGGCACACGGCTTACGGCACTCAACACTGTCCGCACAAATGCCATCGGAGAGCAGTTCCGTTGTGTCGAACGCAACGAATGGAATTGAACCGCCTAGAGGATACTTGTCCGTTAAGAAAAGCAAAAAAGGGCCTCTTAAGCAGATTGTTCCAGGCTATAACCAATTAAAGAATTTTTATACATTACTTTGGGACATGAAAGGCAACGAAGGATATATCAATATCGTTGCAGTTATGCAGAAGTTTTTTGATCAAGCCATTAGTGGTAACTGGTCGTATAATCCTTTGCAGTACGAAAACAACGAAGTACCAATGAGTGTAATGATGAAAGACATGCTGACAACATACAAAATGGGTTGGAAAACTTCTTATTACCAAAATACATATGACTTTAAAGGTGCAGAAGAAGAAACACATCAACCACAAGGTTTGGAAGATACACAGGTTGACACAAACACAAACGGTGTTACAATGGTAAATGGAACTAATGGTCATACCAATGGTGTCAATGGACATTCAAATGGTGAACCAGAAACAATCGCAGACGATTCAGAACATTGTGACGCCTGTGCTATATAGGACTTTATGACGAGAAAGAAAAAGGACACACAGACAAGAATGAGCAAAACAGTATTCAACCGAGAGAAGGTTGATTTCACCAAAGAGTACATGTTCTTTGGTGCAGATCAAAATACACAACGATATGATGTTTTTAAATATCCTGAGTATGACAAACTTAATCAAACCATGCTTGGATATTTTTGGCGTCCGGAAGAAGTTTCACTTCAAAAAGATAGAGGTGATTATCAAGAACTACGTCCGGAACAAAAACATATCTTTACTAGTAACTTAAAATATCAAACACTATTAGACAGTGTACAAGGTCGCGGTCCGTGTTTGAGTTTCTTGCCTTACTGTTCTAATCCAGAACTAGAAGGTTGTATTATTGCTTGGGACTTCTTTGAAACTATTCACAGTCGTTCATATACACACATTGTAAAAAATGTATATGCAAATCCTAGTGAAGTGTTTGACACTATCCTAGATGATGAGCGTATCATTGAACGTGCTATTAGTGTAACCAAACATTATGATGAATTTAATGAAATTGCTAGTAATTATTTTAACAAAGGCAAAGGCGATATCTATGATGTAAAAAAAGCATTGTATAAAGCCATGATGACCGTTAACATACTAGAAGGCTTGCGTTTCTATGTTTCATTTGCTTGTACTTTCGCATTTGGAGAGTTAAAGTTAATGGAGGGTAGTGCTAAGATTATTTCACTTATTGCACGTGATGAAGCAACACACCTTAACCTTTCAACACACATTCTCAAGCACTGGGCAAAAGGCGATGACGATCCGGACTTTAAAAAGATCGCAAAAGAACTTGAGCCTGAAGTATACGAACTTTGGCGTGAATGTGTTGAAGAAGAAAAACGTTGGGCGGATTACCTTTTCAAGGATGGTTCAATGATCGGATTGAATTCAAACTTGCTACACGCTTATGTTGAGTTTATTGCCAACAAGCGATTAAAAGCCTTAGGCTTGAATATGATTTATGATCGCCCACTTAACACTAACCCACTACCTTGGACACAGCATTGGTTAAGTTCTGCGGGTCTACAGGTTGCTCCACAAGAAACAGAAGTTGAATCATATTTGATCGGTGGAGTAAAGCAAGATATAAGTAAAGATACATTTAAGGACTTTAAACTATGATAGAAATATATGGAAAACCTCAGTGTCCCTTTTGCGACAAGGCAAAGAGTTTCTGCGAAACTAGAGGATTTAATTACACTTACAAATCACTAGGAACAGATTACACAAGAGAAGAACTAATGGAACAATTTCCAAACGCAAGAACAGTTCCACAAATTGTTATCAACGGAAAGAAAATCGGTGGCTATGATGCTTTTACGAAATACGTAGATGACACAGGATACAACGGAACAGGACACACACTATAATGTTAATTGAAGCACCATACAAAGACGGAGACATAGTTACACTTAAATTAACTTCCGGCGAAGAATTAGTAGGCAAACTTATTGAAGAAAAAGACGATGCTTACAAGATTAAAACTCCCCTTACACTAGTAATGGGTCAAGGAGGTATTGGATTACAACAATATCTTTTTACAGCAGAAGTAGACAAATCACACTTATTTCCTAAATCAAGTGTAACAATCATTACAAAAACAATGAAGCAGTTTGCTGAAGCATATCAAAAACAAACATCAGGATTAGTAACTGCTCCGGCTGGCCTAGCAAACGCACTTAAAACAAAATAAATACTCGTATGCACGAGTTTGTATTTCTAGTTGAAGGTAAAGAAGTAACAGTAAACTCTTGGGATGATATTCCTGAGGACTTCGACCATGTTATTAAATTTGTGCCTGAGATTCCAGAACCTCCGCATACTGAAGAACAGCATGACGAAATAGATAAGTGGAACTTTAGATTACAAACACTAATGGAGCGAGAAAGAAATGCCAGCAATAACAAGAATAGGTGATGCAGACGTAGCACATTGTTCGGGAATGACTAGAGCAGTTGGTTCGCCAACAGTGTTTGCTAATGGTATTGCTATTTCTAGACAAGGCGATGTAAACACAACACACCTACTACCAGGTGTTCCGTGTCCAGCACATGCGGCTCCTATTGCCGTTGGATCTACTACTGTTTTTGTAAACGGTAAAGGCTGTGGTAGAATAGGCGACGGAATCAGCGGATGCACGAGTGTTGCCGCTGGATCTTCTAATGTTTTTGCAGGTGGCTAAATTGATTTGTACGGTATAACTTTACCGTCTTTATCTCTAATTATTTCACCGTTAACTGTACCACACATTATTCCTCTAACACGTTCTGCGTCAGAATAATATCTACAGGGTTTTACTTCTTCGCCTTTCCAATAACGCTTACTTTGAACTGAAATTATCCCTCTTTGTTTTATACCAGCCATTATTTTCCTTGTCCTTTATAAAATTTAAGACTACGTTTTTTAGACTTGTTCATTGAACTCATCTTGCACGAACGTTTCTTTCCCGATTGACTTGTTTTCTTAGGCGTTGAAATATGACGTTCATATCCTTTGTGTAATTTCATAGACTACCTGCCTAACTTTTTGCTTCTACCCATAGGTAGTGGTTGGATCATTTCGTAGATGTCGCCTTTTTTGGCTTCCCATTCTACTTTCACAAATTTACTCTGTGTACCTGATTGAAATGATTTGACTGCTTTTTTATAACTTACTGCTTCTTTAGTTTCTACCTTATCACCGTCCGTGAAGGTAAAAGTTCTCATCTTTGCCATAACCCTCCTTGGTTAGTTGTTTGGCTATTTTCTTGGACGTTAGTTATCATTTAATTAAAAAAATACGCACTTTATATCTTGACATTTCCAAATTAAGGTGCTATAAATATAGGGTAATTGTTGACGTCATTGTATGTCACAAGTACGAGACCAGGGGGCGGTACCCTGCACCTCCACCATAAGCACTCTATCCCAACCTGACGAGGGTGGATCGTAAAGAACTAAACAGAGTGCTTATGATGGGGGTGAACTAGGA